CTAATCTTGGTATCATAATAAACAATATATCATACTATATACTAAACACTTATTCATTACTTTTAAATCATCAATCATCTCAGTATTAGTAAAATAAAAAATCTATCATAATCTTTTGATGATATTCTAAATTCACCCATGATTGCATCACTAACTGAGAATTTATCCCCACCCATAACTATTTCAATAACGTCCGACGATTCCTGGATCTTTAGAATCATATCCTCAATCAGAACTTGTTTCAATGGATCGAATCCTATCGAACGCATTATATCCAAACTCACATCCTTCGACATCATAGCTGATTTTCGTGTAAGCTGTCGCATTATATACTCTGGAGTAAAATGACTATTCACTCCTGCTCTTGCAGACATACGTCTAATCTCATTTGCAAATCTCATCATATCTTTTGTTGATCCTGATTTTGGAAAGAGAACTCTATACTTGTTGAAAACATCACATCCAACTATTGGGAACAACTCACGTACATGCTCGACTTTCTGCTGAGTTATTTCAAATTGTAGATGTTGAGAGTACCACGCCAGTTTTGTCCAAGCAGCTTCATCAACCTCATCCTTCTGGCATTTGACAATCATCTCCTCATTCTCAACATCTGCTATAAAACGTAATTCTCTCATACCAAATATGGTCTGTCTAACTATTGCTTCTGGTAAATTATTATAGTTATCAGGAGGTAAACTAACTCTCTGGGTATTTAATCTAAACATCGCTTCGTTAGCAATCCTCCTTTTAACTGGATCATCATACTTGTGCCTAAAACCAATACCACCAAAATTCTTAGGAACTGCCAACATAGTTGCGATATCTCTTCTGATAGTATTTGATTTCACTAGCCCTCTACTGGCACACTTGACTCCTTTTAGAAACTTTTCAGGGTAGGAGGAAACTAGAATATCACAGTTTGCCGTCTCAATTCCCTTCCATAATAGACCTATACCATTCAATTTTTTCGGCACATACAAGGTCCCCAAATGCATATCAGCTAACCCACCAGACTTTCTTGATCTCTTAATTCTGCCACATATCATGAACGCAATATGGATAGCCGCTCTGGTTAGTTTATAGTTCCCTCCTCGTGCAACCCACATCTGACACTGAGAAGTAAAACCTCTGAAAGCCTCTAGAATTGATGTAGCGCCACTTGGTTTTTCACCACTCCATAGCTGTAATCTATTCAGCAATGTGGTTATCTGACCATGTGATGAGACTACTTTGAGATATTCGGTTAGGTACTTTCCGATAACAGCCTTTGACCTGTTTATCTTTAACCCCATTGATATAGGTACTTCAGTCACAGATTCCATCAATAGCTCAGCTGTCTGTTGATCCCATCTAGGAATAGACATTCTTATCAAACTATCATCGCCCAAATATTTCTCACCTAATATTGATACATTAGGTATCTTGGTCATGAAATTCTCAAGTATCAATTCCGATAGTGCCTGAGTTGCAACAGTATCCATGATTGCCGTCCCCTTCTCACCTGACCCGACACCAAGTAACGCTTTTAATGTCCCATCAGGCATTAGGAACAACGCACCATTCGCTTTCATGAGGCATAGTAGATAAAGTGATCCCATTGTTTCCTGCACACCGTCATGTATCCATTCTGGGCCTAGAAACTCATTAAACTCAGGAAATTTATCGAAGAATGCCTTAAAGGCTTTGAACATACCACCTCTCATGTTAGCCCATCTAATTGATGCATCAAGCTGACTTATATCACTAGCACAGAATACATCACCGTTCATGTTTGATATTATATGTGCGTTATCACGAATACTCGATCCAGTACCCTCCCCAAAATAATACTTTGGTTCTTTCATTGCTAATTCATATACAAATCCCATTACTATCAATTCCACAATAAAATAAGGCAGAGGAATAACCATTATCATACGTTCTGCTCTACCAGCAACCGATCGTGTTCCAACTCTCCCTGGACTAGCAGCAGTTAGACAACTACTAAATGCTCTCCATCCTATATAATCAAACGGAGCAACATTGAAAACCCAGTTCTTGTGATTTTGCTTTATTGTTAGATTCTTCTTTCGCATGATAGTATGGGAGACTGATCTCATCCCAACACCCGCAGATTGGCCCGTCATATAGTTTGGTAGGCTAGAATACCATTCCCTATTACTTGTGGATCTTGGAGTATATCCATTCAACAGCTCCTTCCACAAAGTTTCCACCCTATATGATAGTTGCGCAGCCCCTTGCTCAGTGTAATCAGTCTTAGCAACTAACTGCTTGGGATGGGTAACATAGATATTGCTATGAAAATATCCATATATACCCTCTAAAAAGAATAATGACCCAAGCCTTCTCTTATTTTCATCACATACTTCAGCAGTCAACATAAATAACAGTCTCTCTGCTAGAAGTGGAAATCCATTATCCTTAAGATTTAAAAGTAATTCGTCATATAACGGTTTTTTAATCGCTAGCATGACACTATCGTTTCTTGTTTCATCAACAGCACTTATTTCCACTCTTCCGAATGCTTCACCAGTGTCTACCCACACCATTCCATAACCGG